CAGCAGTTTCAAGTTTTGGATTTGGGGTGTTTGTAATTTTAATCAGTCCTATCTTATTGGTGAGTAAATGGTTCGCAAAAATTGGGAAATAGTTACAGGGTGCGAAAGGCTTACACCGGGATGCGATAGTTGCCCGTCATACTGGGAGTACAAAGAAAAGGGGTTGGATTATAGCCCTGTATTTAACGGCGATCTTTTGCTTGAGCCAACAGGCAATAATATCCCAACTCAATACCTTGTTGCTTTAGGTAGCGATTTATTCCATGAAGCGGTTAAGCCAGAAGAAATAAAAGCCGTGTTTGATGTTATCAGGGAATCGCCCCAACATTGGTTTGAGATCGCCACAAAGAGGGCCGAAAGGATGTACTGCCTAATGAAAGGTGTTGAGTGGCCCATTAATGTTTCGCTTTCTGTATCAATTGAAAGTTTTGAATATTTATGGAGATTAGAATATTTAAAGGCTTGCGGTGCTAAAACGAAAGTGGTTTCTTGTGTCCCGCTATTAGGTAGGATCGGAAAAGCTGATTTCAGTGGGGTTCACCTTGTTGGGGTACAAGAGGAAGATTGGGGTTTAAAAAGGCCAATTCAAGATGAATGGGCAGATGAAATAGAAACACAATGCAAGGAGCAAGGCATCATGTTCTCGAATGATGAAATTGATTTGTATGAAAATCAGGGGGTAGCTTAATGCCGGGAGCGGCGGCGGCGGCAGTTGGTGCGGCAGTAAAGAAATACGCTTTAAAGTTCGCCATAAGTAAATTAACCGCAAGCGTTATAGGGGCAATCGCATCTTTTGCCACCTCTGCTGTTATATCGTCTGTGTCTGGTGCGAGCAAGCCAAAAATATCGGGAACTGGAAGTGCCAGAGCTATTCAGCGCACACAAGACAGAACAATATCAGTCCGGCAACCAGTAGCGGCGCACCGAATAATTTATGGTGAAATGCGAGTGGGGGGGATTATATCTTTTTTAAATGCAACAAATGACAATGAAAAGTTGCACCAGTTAATTACTATTGCTGGGCATGAAGTTAATTCTATAGGGCAACTTTACCTTGATGACAAGTCAGCAACCCTCTCAACAAACACGGTTACGGATACCGATTTCGCAAATAAAGTTGATGTTTATTTTGGGTTAGGGACAACATCTGGAGATTCCACTTTACAGTCTGCATTGCAGACAAATTCAGGAGGGGTTTGGACATCAAGCCATTTGCAAACTGGCAGAGCGAAAATATATTCGCAGTTCACTTTTGATAAAGATGTTTTTAGTGGGTCATTGCCAAATGTAACGGCTGTCGTACAAGGCCGAAAGGTATTTGATCCTAGAGATTCCAGCACAGCGTATTCAACCAATGCGGCACTTTGCATTCGTGATTATTTGACTAGCGTGGAGTTCGGGCTAGGCGAACCCTCTGCCAGAATTAATGATACTTCTTTCCAGACCGCCGCAAATGTTTGCGATGAAAATGTAACTTTATCTGCTGGCGGAACTGAAAAGCGATATACGTTAAACGGGACATTTGAAGTTGACGAGCAACCCAAGGACATTTTGAAACAAATGCTTTCATCTTGTGCTGGGAAATTAGTTTATCAGGGCGGTGAGTGGAGCTTGTATGTGGGGGCTTATGTGACCCCAACAATAACACTTGATGAAGATGATCTTGATGCTGGCATTCAGGTCACCACTCAAGTTGGTAGACGAGCGATATTTAATACAGTCCGAAGCGTTTACACTAATCCCGCAAACCTGTACCAACCAACCGATGCCCCGGTGATTAACAACTCAACCTATATAGCAGAAGACCAGAGCGAGGTCATTGCGAAAGATTTTGATTTTGGCTTCACCACTTCTGTTTCAATGGCCCAAAGATTGGCGAAAGTCGAGCTTGAAAAGGTGAGACAGCAAATAACCGTGTTGATGCCTGTAAGTTTGCGGAATGGAATGCGCTTGCAAGCTGGGGACACTGTCGGGGTAAGTAATACAAGAATGGGCTGGACTGATAAGGCTTTCAATGTAGAAGAGTGGTCTTTTGCTCAACGTGGAGGTGGTGATGCTCCGAGGTTGGGGGTTGATATGGTTTTGAGAGAAACCGCTTCTGCTGTTTACGACTGGAGTTCAGGGGAAGAGACAACGGTTGATACTGCACCAAATACTAATTTGCCTGACCCGTTTAATGTAGTTGCGCCAACAAGTTTGACATCGACTGAAGCTCTTTTTGTAACAACAAACGGTTCGGGGTTGAAAGTGAAGACCACTTTAAGCTGGACGGCTTCAGTTGATAGTTTTGTGGATAGATATAGAGCCGAATACAAATTGTCATCAGATTCAGCATATACACAGCTTGAAGCGATTGGCGGGGGGACAACATCGCAAGCGATAAACGATATTGCTCCGGGAACATATGATTTTAGGGTGAAGGCTATTAATGTTTTAGGGGCATCATCGTCATATTTAACCATAACAAGTCAGTCTATTCTGGGCTTGACTGCAAACCCCGCAGACGTTACAGGCTTAATGGTGGTAGCGTTGAACAACCTTGCAAATATTAGTTGGGACTTACACACTGACCTTGATGTGCGTCATGGGGGGAAAATACGGTTTAGACATTCAAATGTGACTGACGGGTCTGCTGAATGGGCAAGCTCCACAGACATTGGGACTGCGGTTGCTGGTCACAATACTGACACCACGCTTCCACTCTTAGCGGGAACATATACAGCAAGGGCGGTTGACTCAACTGGGAACGAGTCTTTAAGCGAATCTTCTTATGTGATAACAACTGTTCCAAACATTGTAAAACTTAATTCAGTGGCAACTATAACTGCCAATCCTGATTTTACTGGAACGCTTGTTGGTCTTGACGTTGTTGATGGAGTGTTAAAGTTTGAGTCGGTTACAAATTTTGATGACAGAACAGATTTGCTAGATTCATGGGTATTTTTTGACTCCTACAATTCAGGCGTAGACCAATCGGGAACATACGAATTTGACGGTGTTGATTTGGGAAAAGTATTTACTAGCCGCATAACCAATGATGTTACGTTTACAACTTTTGAAATTGGTGATTATATTGATTCCAGATCAAGTAACGTGGATTCCTATTCAGATTGGGACAACCCCCCTGCCAATTTAAATATTGATTTATATGTTGCGACAACACAAGACGCAATTAGCGGAACACCAACCTGGACAGACTTCACCAAGTTTAAAACGGGCGATTTCACAGCAAGGGGTTTTAAGTTTAAATTGATTGCAAGTTCTACCGATTCAGATCACCAGTTTAATGTTTCTGCGTTGTCAGTGGGTATTGAAATGCCAGACAGGGTTCAGGGTGAAACGGATGTGGTTTCAGGGGCAGGGACTAAATCGGTTGTGTTTGGAGAATCATTTTTTGCAAGTCCTTCAGTTGGCATAACCGCAAACGATATGGGGACGGGTGATTACTTTACGGTTGCGAGCAAGACAATAACGGGCTTTGATGTAACATTTTATAATTCGTCCGCAGTAGCAGTTAGCCGGACATTTAACTATCAAGCGAGAGGATATTAATTATGGCAGAACATGATTATTCTATCGCTAACGATACAGGCGCAAATGTCAGGACAGATATTAACAATGTTCTTTCGGCAATCGTTAGCAATAACTCAAAAGGGACGGAACCCACAACAAAATTTGCTTATATGTGGTGGGCCGACACGGGGAACGATTTATTAAAGCAAAGAAATTCTGCAAATAACGCATGGATTTCCATTTTAACTTTATCCACGGGTGCGCCTTCTGTTTCAAGCGGGTTAGCCAATATCGTTGAAGATACGAGTCCGCAACTCGGTGGTGCATTAGATGGACAGGACAATATAGTTTCTAAAGTCAATCTTAAAGATTATGGCGAAGTGACAAATGCAATTGGGAGTATCGGTGGTGGAACCCAAGACATTGACTTGACACTTGGCAATTCTGTTTCAGGTACGGTGGACACTTCCACAACCACTTTTACTTTCTCTAATCCGACAGCCTCCGATGAGCTTTGCGCTTTTAGTTTAATGCTAACAAACGGTGGCTCACAGACTGTTAACTGGCCCGGAACGGTAGATTGGGCATCAGCAACCGCCCCCACACTGACTGCCAGCGGTGTTGACTGTTTAGTTTTCTGGACAATTGACGGTGGCACGATTTGGAACGGCTCAACCGTAGCCCTCAACTTGGGTTGATATAAAATATGACAATTAAAAAATTAATGATGGGAGCAGGGGCAATTGATGAGCCACAGGAAATTTCCGTGAGTAGTAATGATTGGGATTATTCTTTTGACGGTTCAGATGATTGGATCGTTACTGGTAATTCTCTTGGCGATCATACGATAGGGGGATTTGTAGAAACAGTTGTTCATGCCGATTCGGCAATTTCCTCGCTAACCACTTTTGATGGTGATTTCATTATATCATTCACATTAACAGAAAAACAGTTCTTGGGTTTCGGAGTCCATGCGATTGATGAAGATGATACTAGAGCGCAAAATGATAGAGGCGGTCTGCAAAGCATGACTAACTCTTACGAATGGCATGATGATTACTATTCGTCAGGAACGCAAGTTGCCTATGGGGGCAGTGCGGAAGGGAGCTTTACCTCTCCCGCAAATGGGTCAACGATAGTTATCCGTAGAGTATCAGGAGTGATAACACTCGAAGATGACGGTTCGGTGATTCATACATGGGGAACTTCTTATTCAGGAACAATGAGGTTGTCCTTTCACGCTTCTGGTGGTACTACCCCTGATGTTGACAACTTATTCTTCACCGACACAGATAAAGTTCAGCGTGATGGGTTTTTATATGCAAATAAACACGCTGGCACTTTAGGATTTGGTGATGCGATTGCAGGAGCCAAGCACGTTGGTATGCCTTGGACTGCAACAAGGACAGGAAATGTTTCCGAAGTAAATATCGATATGGCATCAGTCACCACATCAATGAATATGCACGTTGAGATTTGGAATAGTGACGGAACCAATCCGAGTACACAATCCGGCGATGATTCAAATACACATAACATGACATCATCAGGGATTAATAATATTACATTTTCCGGTAATACTCCCGTGGTTAAAGGTGGAAAATACTGGGTTATTTACGTTGACGAAGGCACAACTGGAAATTCACAAGTTGCATCAACTGACTACGCCACAGACGGTAGCAAGAATGATGTCATCACATCTATGGCAGACGGTGGGTATTTAAATCTATTAAATGAAATTGTAATAGACACTTCTGCCGGAGAACCAACGCCTGACCATGAAGTACTTTTCCAAGTCCAATCCAATGATATAAATGGCAGTACCAGCTTCACAGACGAATCACAAGCAGGTTCGGCAGTGTCAGCAGTTGACGGAGCGCATCACGATAATGGTCAGGCTAAGTTCGGATCGACTTCCATATATTGTGATGGCACAAATGATGAGATAACAATCGCAGATAATATTGCTTACTCAATGCCAAGTGATCAACCGTTCACTTGGGAATGGTGGATGTATGTCAATGGTACGCCAGCAAATAACACTCATTGCGCAGGGCAAGGGACTGATGCCACAGCTAATATGGCGTACTGGTCTAGGTTTAACAATGGCGGAACTCTAACAGTTGCGACTGGTAACGGATCAACGGCCCGTTATATCACTTGCACAACAAACCTTTCAAATGCTTGGCATCACATAGCCTATATTCATCTTAACGGGAAGTCTTATCTTTGCATAGACGGAAGCTCAGAAGGTACGCCCATTGCCCATACTGATATTGTGCAGAATGTAGCTTACCCTTTCACGTTTGGTGGCGGTAATAATAGCGCAAGCCATGTTGCCGCATGGTTTGAAGGCATGAGACTTTCAAGGACAGCGAGATATGACCCCATTAATGGGTTCACTCCACCAGTTGCAAGATTTCCGTCATCATAATTTAAGGAGAATTACAAATGGATTATTGTTTAGTAGAAAGCGGTCAGCTTATGCAGGGGCCAATGAGATTACCAAAGTCATGGCGCAATGTATCAGGCTTAAACTTGGCAAGCACGGCAGAGCTTAAAGAGTACGGATGGTTGCCAGCAGTTATAGTAGAGCCAGAGTTTAACAAAGCAACGCATAAAAAAGGCGCAAGGTCAGTATTGGTAGGCGAAAATGACGTTAAATTTTCTTGGGCCACTACAGAATTAAATATTCACGATAATTGGAACAACTGGCTCACTGATATGTCACTTTCAGACAAAGAAGATATGTCACGGGAGATGGAAGACCTGATCGAAGGCCAGCATAGTGGTACTGTTACGAATGAAAAGTTGCAAGCTAAGTATGATGCGAAGAAAGTCAAACGTGCGGCACAGCCAGAGAAGCCACCTGAACCTGATTTGCCAGAGTGATACGCTTTTGCATAATATTAGTGCTTGCGTGTTTAACAGGGTGCGGGGCCGTTTCCTCTTTTCTGGTCGGAGCCGGAGGAAATGTTTTTTCGGATGAAATATCAAGGCAAGTTGAAAAAAAAGGAAGCTTAACGGAGTTGCCATGTGGACGGAGCAAATGAAGTTGCGGGGTTCATTGAGAGTGTAGGAATTCCGGTTGCCACCGTGGTTTTATTCGCGGCGGGAGGGTGGTGGTTGATCCGCTATATTCTCACGGAAATTGTTCGCAAGAGTAGCGAAGATAAGGATGAGATCAAGCAACAAATAGAACAACTGCATAAAATTGTAGTTGCGTTGATTGACAAGAACCAGCTACTCGCAAGTGACCTTTTGCGCTTAGATACGATGCTACGCGTAAAGTGGCTTGATCTGCCGCCAGATGAAAAAAGAATATCCAGAAACCCTTCTTCCGAGGTCAAATAGAAGAAATGAACGAACAGGTTTTACTCGACAAGCTGAACGCAATGCACATGGATATTAAACTGACTAATGAACGACTGAAGAATGTCGTTAATGACGTAGATGACCATGAGATAATTTTGCGCGGCGAAAACAAAATGAATGGGCTTGTCGGTGATGTTCGCAATCTCAAAACCGCGCACTCGACATCGCATAAAATGTGGTTAATGATGGTTGCAACTTTTACGGCGGTGGTGGGATGGATAGGGGCTGGGAAATAAGCCCCCCCAATATTACAGGCCCGGAAGACTAACTGTCCTTTCGCATAGGCCTTTTTTTAGGCAAATTTTTTTACGCTACCCCCACAAGTTTGGTATAGCCCTCCAAATATTTTAGAGTGCCATCCTCATTAAACTCGCGGAAATGTGTGTCTTGAATAATGTTCCCGTTAGCAAGCTGAATCGAATCAAACTTGACTATGGGAGCTTTTGTTTTAATGCCAAGCGTAGTTTCCTCAAACCGAGTTTTATCCTTCACATCAATACATAAAAGAACATCCTCATAGGATGCCACTCCTGTATTGGGTAAGCCCATTATTAGCCTGTCATTGTTGTCAAAGGTTGAGACTTTCCCGTCAAATTGAAAAGTTCCTACAGACCCGATTTGCAAGCGGGGTGTTTCATGGATGCAATCTTTACCGCATGGTGTGTCCCGTAATTTTTTAGTTTTGAAACAAATTCGCTTTTCCCCCAAAATTATCAATTCGCCTTTTTTGCTTTTGAGGGTCGAGGCTTTCCCAAGAGTTGCTCCTTAAGCAAAGCGTTTTCTTTAAGTAAACTGATGATTTCATGTTGAGCATCTTCAAATTTTGTGCGATACATCTCTTCCTCCCCCTCTTCAGTAGTGTTAATAGCATTGACGCTCTGCGCCAGCAATGATTCGACCCCTGTTGCAGTGGCATCTGCAATAAGTTGCAACATAGCGTCTTTTGGATTCCTTTCATTTTTCTCCCAACTAATTAGTGTTCTTTTGCTAACTCCAAGCCTTTTAGATAGGTCATCTTGGCTAATTCGGGCTTTGTCTCTAGCTTGCCTGATCCGATAACCGATTGAATTTGTTTCAACTTTTTTCAATATAGTTCACTTTTGTGTTGACTGTTTGCAACAGTTGCAATAATATGCAAAACGAACTTGCTACTTGGGAATGTGATGACATTACAACACCTAACTGAAACTTGTCAACAAAAACCTGTAGGGATTTTACCGACAGGCTATAGGACTCACCAGCCCCTGCCTCTCCCAAGTAGCTATGGCTGGTGGGTTTTTTTTGTTTTCCGATTTCGGATCAAATATATCCCAACCCATGCGGGGTGGAAAAAAACGGCACGGGCGGTCGTTAGGGGATCAGGGTTCCCGCATGGTTTCACTCCTCCTAACCCTTTTCCCCAAGCCCATAAATAATGAAAGTTATGCCCATAGCATGGGGGCTACCGGAACGAAAGTCAACGCTTAACAGGAGAAAAATTGATGAGAAGAGAGCAATTATCAAACACGGTGGGGGCCGCATTGAATTTATCAAAGGCAAAAGCGGACGAAACAGTCATGGCAATCCTTGACGGGATCAGAGAGGGACTTATTGAAGACGGGGAAGTTGTTCTGCGAGGTTTTGGGACGTTCAAAGTCAGGTCTAAAGCAGAAAGAATCGCACGAAACCCCAAAACAGGAGTCCCCGCGATTGTTTGCGCTCGGAAAGTAGTTAGCTTTAAATCTTCAAAATTATTGCATGGAACAGTCAATGTATAGCGGAATTCGAGTGTATTCACCAGAGGGCAAATTGTTGCGGACTGAAGAAATGCAATTGTCCGATGGGACAGGAACAACCGGAAAAATGGTTGAGCATAATTGTCCAATTTGCGAAAGAAGAACAAAGCGCAAAAAGTATTGTTCGCCGCATTGTGCAAGGACAGCGAATCTAAAGAAAATGGGGAATCGGAGAGCGGCGCGAAGAGCTTCAGCACAACCAAAATCGAAGCACAAATGCGAACTATTTTCATGTCAAGAAATGACAACTCGCCCGAAATTCTGCTCGAAAAAATGTTCGTTAGCAATTCATAGGCATTACGGAAAAGTGGGGGGAAGGGAAAGTTTGGCAAAGCAAAACAATAAATAATTATAGGGATGTCCATATCCGGCTAGTCACCGGGTGCTGGGGTTGCGTCAGAGACAACCCCGGCCTTCCCGAATTTTCGCAAGGGGGCAAAATGGAAAACTTATATTTATACGCTTTTATTTCTAGCGTTGTCTGGGTGGTAGTTACTGGAGCAACAATCTTGAGTTGTATCGCCGACGATATTAGAGAGGGAAGAAATGACTGAAGACCAACTCGAAGAGAAATTGCAGAAATTTGCTGAAGACATTAATGGGGCAATTGCTCTGGCTAGAAAGTCTCTAGAGACTCTGGAAAAAGAGTGCTGGAGTGATGAGGCTGATATAGAAAAGAAGTTCAGGCAAGTGGTCGGCGATATGGATGAAGCCACCGCGTGGTTTTCTGAGGTTACGGAATCAATGCAAGCCGAGTGGGTCGGGTTCAATGGGTTTGGGGAAGAGACTTGCGGATACTGCGATGAGTTGCTCAACGGCGATAAGCATAAGGGTTGTGCGGCGGCTGAAGAGGCTGGGGTTTGATATGGAAATAGTCAAAAAAGACGAGGGCATAGAAACAGCGAAGAGTGAGTTTCTTGCTAAGGTCACGGCATATCTGGACAAAGCTGATTCTATTGAAATCAACTCGAATGAAAGTTGGTCGGTTGCTGACAAAATGATTTGTGAAGGTCAGCGCATTAAAGCTGGGGTTGAGGAGAAAGTCGATCCTCTGGTAAAGGAACTGCACAAAAGACATAAAGACGCTGTCGCTTTCCGGGCTGGACTGCTTGACCCCATAGAGAGTGGCTCGCAGTTGCTTGTTAAGAAAATGCAGACATTTAAAACGTTGCACGACAAAGAGCAAGAGGCGAGGCGGGAACGGATTGAGGCGGAACTGGTAGCGAAACAAAAAGAAAATTGTTTGCAACAGGCAAAGAAAATGGAAGGTGCGGGGATGCCGCAAGAAGCCATTGATGCAGTTATCGATTTAGGTGAAGAGGCTGTCTATGTTCCCACAAATGAATTGCGGTCAAAAACAAATTTTAAGATTGGCTGGGACATAGAGATCACAGACGAAGACGCGATCCCGGACATTTACACAAGCAGGGTGATAGACACGGCCCTTATCAAATCAATCGTTAAAAAGAAAAAAGGGAACGTGAAAATTCCCGGAGTAAGGATTTATCAAGTTGAAAAAACCATTAGGTATAAGGGGAGATAAAAATGGAAACAGAGGACAACATTACAAACGTTTTTAAAACGCTTTACAAAGTCGATGTCGGTAACCATTTAGAGAAAAAAGGGAATTTTGATTATTTGAAGTGGGCCGTTGCTGTCCGGGTTTTACTTGAACACTATCCACTTTCAAGCTGGCGAGTGTTAGACAAATCAGAAATCAGCATGGGGGTCGAAGAGGCTGACATAGGTGGGTTTGTTGTCGGCACGGAAGTCACAGTCAGGGCTGGCGGTGATGAAATTAAAAGACGGGAATTCCTACCGATAATAAATTACTCAAACAAGATAATACAGAATCCCGATTTCATGGCTGTAAACACGGCAATCAAGAGGTGTCTGGTTAAGAATATAGCCATGTTTGGGTTGGGCTTAAAGGTGTTTGAGGGGGAGCCGATGAGCGAAGATTGCCCCGATGATAAGAAGGTAGACAAAAAACCAGCAAAAAAAAGGAAAGTAGAAATTGTCGGGGAGTTAGACGGGAAAATGATTCACGGGTTGTTTGTTGAGGCTGGTTACTCTGAAGAACAAATCACAGAAAAACTTAAAGAGTTGTATGGGATTGGGTCATGCTCCGAAATCGAGGCAGAAAACGTTGCGAAGATAGTGAGTAGCTTGAAGAATAAAATTGAATATTTGAAGGGGGAAAAATGAACGATCTTATCAAATTGACAGGTGTCTGGAAAAATACAGACAAGAATGGAAACGAATATTTTAGCGGCGGAATGTCTGTTTTTACTAAAATTTTAATAATGAAAAACACTTTTAAAGAGGGAGAAAAAGACCCCGATTTTTACGTTTATCTCGCTAAAAAAGATAAAAAAGAAGGGGCAAAAACTGACGGAAACGACATTCCATTTTAACCATTTCGCGGGGCAAAACGGATTATTTCGGTAGGGGACAGTCGGCTTAATGTATGGGGATATGGGCGGCTGACTGGAACCTACTAAAACAGATTATTTTAATTTAATAGGCAGGATATGAAATATTTTAAGGTCAAAAATTTCGAGAAATACCAGCCAAAACGGAATGGAAAACACGCTCCTTGGATACGTTTGTACCACACATGGAGCATGGATTGGGCAGTAGGACAACTACATGACAGCCATAAAGCGCACTGGATTGGACTCATATGCGCGGCACATACAACAGACAATCAGATACCTTACGACAACAAATGGTTGAAGAAGCAATGCGGTTTCAACTCACCTGTAAAAATCGAGTTGTTTGAATCATTAGGACTTATAGAGATTTTGGAGACTGAAAGCGAAATAAAAATTCCTAGAGAAAGAAAGAAAGAAAAAAAGAAAAAGGAGAAAAAGGAGAAAGGGGAAAAAGCAGAAAATATTAATTCCAAAAAGGTGCTTGATTACCTCAACGAAAAGGCTGGGAAACATTTCCAGTCTACAAAAGAAAATATAGGTTTTATAAACGCTCGACTCGAAACTTATTCAGTCGAACAATTGTTTCACGTTGTCGATGTGAAAGTTGACGAATGGCTGGACGATCCGAAGTGGGATACCTACCTAAGACCATCAACTTTATTTAACCGGGAGAAGTGCGAAACATACGTCAACCAAAAACGCGGTCTTTTAAAAATTACGGAAACGACAGGAAGTAAAAAGCTGGATCAAATTAAAAGACTCATGGGTGACGATCAACAAATAAAACTATTGGGGGTCAAATGACTTGGGAAGAATTTGTCAAAGGGGTAACGATTCTTTATGCGTTTGGGCTGGCAACCAAAGACGATTGGGAATTGCGAATCTGGTATAGAGCGTTAGAGGGGGAAATGGGTTCGGACGAATACGAGCGATCATGTCTCCACTTGTGTAAACACAATACGAAGTTCTGGGAGACTGACAATATCCCGGCGCAACTTATGGAAGTCGCGGCGAAGTTTAAAATGGAAAGAGGGGCAAAACTCATTGCCGCAAGGATCGAGTCGGATAAACAACGAAGAGAGCGTGAAAGACAAGAGGCGATTGATTCCTGGGGGAGTGACGAAGAAAGACTGAAAGCGGTTGAGAAAATCAAAGTGCTTAACAGGAAAATATTCAAATGACTGATAGATTTTATCGGGACGATCCATTGCCCAGCTTGCCACTGTTTGCCGATACCGGGGTGAAAGACACAAGTGCTTTAGCTTATAGGGAACTGGTTGACTCTGGGAAGCACGACACGCAGGTTGCCCAGATATTGGCATTGTTAAGGCAGAGCAAACCTCTTTCATTGCGTGAAATTCAGCGAGAAACAGGGCTGGATATTAATGCGGTGTCGGGCAGGGTTAATGGCATGAAGCAAAATGGGTTGTTGATTGAAGCGAGGAAAAGGGATTGTACGGTGACGGGTAGATACGTTACTCCGGTTGGTGTTTTATGAATCGCGGCCCGGCAGGGCGGGGCGAGGCACGGCTGGGCAAGACAAGACAAGGCAAGGGTTTTATTTTATGAGTCAACTAGAAGAATCATTCGCATTTCAGCTTAAAGCGTTCGGTTTGCCAACACCGATCCGCGAACACCGATTCCACCCGGATCGCAAGTGGCGGCTGGATTTCTACTGGGAAACAGGGTGGGCCGTTGAGATACAAGGCGGCGGCTGGGTTCGGGGTGGGCATAACAGGAATGCGCTGACGATGTGGAAGGATTACGAAAAGCTCAACGCGGCGCAGGAATTAGGGATAAGGGTTTTGCAGTTTACAGGACAGCAAGTTAAAGACGGGACTGCGGTGACACAATTGAAAAGGATATTTAAATGACCGATCAGGAAATATTTAAAGACAGGGAAAGCAAGTATGGGAAGCCAGAGGAATTCTTTACGGCATACGGTGCGATGTGTGAAATCCTCGACAGGTATGCGGAATTAGGTCAGGGCGAGTTGAACTATGGGCATTTGTCAGCGTTGAAGCTGGTATTGCTCAAGGTGTTGCGATCTGGGTTTTGCCCAGAGCATGAGGACAGTTACCCGGATATGAGAAATTACGTTTCTATTGCTGAAATGTGTACAAAAAAGGCTAATGAAACCAACGACTAATAAAAGCATGGTAAACTCTGGGCTTTTCAAGGAGGAAGCCATGCGAATGAGATGTCGGAAGGGTCGGTGGTATACGAATATGCGCCACCCCAACAACCCGGAAAAGAAGTTGGAGATTAGTCTCGGTGCTTACGAGCATGAAACTCGAAAAGCACAAATCAATTTAGGGAAGTTGCTCGCAGATATGGAGAAAGGAATTGATCCTGTCTCTGCAAGGCAACAATTCGGAAAAATTAAGTTAGCTGGGCAAGTCGATCACCGGACAAAGAGAATTCTACAGATGCACCTTTATCCATTTTTTGGGGAATACAAACCGAGAGAGATCACGAAAGAAGTGATCGAGAGATATTACGGACATCGGTGGGGATTGTGCGACAAAGGGGGATTGCAAGCAACGTCAACAATGGACAAGGAAATGCGGGTATTCGTAAGGGTCATGCAAGTTGTGGACAAGCGTTACGAATTGCCGAAGATTAGACACGCAACGATTAAGCGAGTAATTCTTGAGCCATTAACTTACAAACAAATCCAATCAGCAGTTTCCTGCCTGGACGAAAAGTATCACGCTGTTTTTTGGATAATGGCATACACGGGCATGGATGTTTCTGATGCCGTGAATTTAAAACCAGAACATATAAAAGACGGCTGGATCGACAAGCCCAGAGGCAAAGTCCAAAATTCTGGCGGGGAAAGAATAGTACTCCCGATAATTGATGACTTGAAGCAAGTATTGCAGGGTGTACCAAGGCCGATAAATAAGGGCGAGATATTATTCCCGAACATAAAGCCGAAGGCGGTCACAACTGCCGTTATTCGGGCATTCAGGGCCGCAGGGCTGGAAGGCTACGGGGCGAAGTATCTTAGGCGGTATGTTGCATCGATGTTGCTGGACGCAGGATTTTCCCATGATTGGATTGGAAAAGCATTGGCCCACAACCGGGGGTCAAAGATCACCGAGAAATATACGAAAGTGTACCGGGAAGCGATGGGAAAAGCGTTTGATAAAATCGGGCGTGTGGGATAAACGTGGGAACTGGGTTATCAGAAAGGCTGTAAGTGGCTATAAAACAGGTATTTGGGAAGTGGTCGTTGTTGTGAGAGGCCAGCGTCCTAGCCGCTAGACGATGGGGCCATAAGCAAAATAATACCAGTAAGTCCCCACTATACAGCAAGATAGACTATTCCGCAAGACCGATCCTTTTTGAGAATGGGACGAAATCGCGTGGGATAAATGTGGGAACTTTATTGGGGGTTGAATATGAGCAAATCAGTAGATCGTAGAGTGGCTTTGCAAATGGACGAAAGTGATATTGATTGGGAAATTCGCAGGGACGATCCATACCGTTACCATGCGGTGCTGACCCATAAAGCTACAGGCAT